ACCCCCGCGAGGGGGTCCCGGCGCAGTTGCAGCTGGGGCTTAATCAACCCCAATTTGTGGGAACTAACCCACAGGACCTGAAGGAGCTCTGGTGCCCATTCCTTTACCTGGTGTAACGCGTCGTCAACGCGTCTACGGTTCGCTTACACAAGCTTACCCTAGTATCACCAATCGGTATACCGATTTCTACGGTCTGCCGATGGCTGGTGGTAGTAAAACCTACCAACAGTCAACAAAGAGAATGGGGAGTCAGGTAACTGACTCGGAGGAGCATTCCGGTTGGCGAAAGGCGTTGAAAGACGCCAATAGCCTTCTGGACATCGGTGGTGACTTCTGGACGCAGAAGCAATATATCGAAGGGAAACCTTCGAATGTTGTTATCTTCACGCCCAGAACGTTCGTATCAGGAGGCCGCTATCTCCAAACGGAGGTAAACGGTCCTGCCTGGTCCATCGATGCTCGCTTACACGGCTTTCCGCCGAGCATGAGCTCGACGGCACTCCAGCTTGACGCGCTTGGAGCAACCGCAGTAGCGAGATGTAAACCTACAAATTCTGTAGCGGACGTCGGCCTTGCCGTGGCAGAGCTCGTCAGAGAGGGAATTCCCAAACTGGCGGTCTCTACATGGAAGGGCCGAGCACGCGATCTTAGGGCTAACGCCCAAAAGGACGCGGCCGGGAACTACCTAGCCTATCAGTTCGGTCTTGCACCGCTCGTCTCTGAAGTTAGAGGCTTTGCGGGACAAGTTGTCCGTGCTGATGAGCTTCTTGCTCAGTACGAGCGAGATGCTGGTAAAGTAGTCCGGCGACGCTACGAATTCCCAACCAAAATTGAGAGCAGTATGAGTTCGGTCGACGCGGGGTATCCCGCGACGATTGGGCTCCCCGTAACTGGGACGCTCAATCCGGACTTTACTGAAGCTCAACACAGGATGGTTAGGGTCCAGCGCGACGTCTATCAAAGACGTTGGTTCGCTGGAGCTTTTACCTACTATCTACCGGTCTGGTATGATGCCAGAAACGAGATGAGTAGAAAAGCACTCCTCGCCAAGGAAATCCTTGGTGTGGACCTCGATCTAGAGGTCCTTTGGAACCTGACACCGTGGAGCTGGGCCGTTGACTGGTTCTCGAATGCCGGAGACGTAGTCTCTAACATTTCGAGTTTCATAGAAGACGGTCTGTTAATGCGGTACGGGTATATAATGGAACACACACGTGTTTCAGATACCTACACCCGCATGTACCCCTCTGCTTTCCGCGGAGGTGTTACATGCGACAGCAGCGTGTCCATGGTCACAGAGACCAAGATACGCCGCCGTGCGAACCCATTTGGATTCGGACTAACTTGGAATGGTTTGTCTACATTTCAGGCGTCCATCCTCGCTGCTTTGGGGATAACCCGAAGCAAGCGTGGGCTGTAGCAACTGTCGTCAAACGCCAACGGGAGCCAACTTTAGCTCCTAGGAGAGATGCCCATGTCACTATCCGATCCGACATCCGTCACAATCTCGGCAGTTACGACCCCTCTCCCACGAACATCTGTGGAGGAGGATAAGTCGGAATACACGAGTGCGGACGGTCTCATTCAGCTAATCGCCTCCCATGACTACGGGAAGCGAACACGCCGGATGATTCGGCTCGACACATCGAAGCTAACTGCTGATCCGTTCAAGCCCAGCGAAAACGTGAAGGTCGGAATGTCGGCTTACACCGTCATCGACCTTCCGCCCGCTGGGTTTACGAACGCAGAAGCACTCGCGATGTGGATTGGCTACAACGCCATCCTCACCGCAACTTCGAACGCCGTCGTCACGAAGCTTCTGGGGGGCGAGTCCTGACACATGTCAGGGGCCCGTCGCCTCAGGAGATTCATGAGGGACAGAAAGACCGCCGTAAACGGCGGTCCGCCTAAACCCCGTGACGGAGTAGCAAATACCGAGGGTGTTAGCTGGGACGGTTTCCCTAATCGGGATGCTGTCACGGCTCGTGACCTCGGCTCACCCAATGTGACGCCTCGTAATCCTGCGAGAAGCGGCATTGGACGTAGGGCGACTGATATAGGCCCGGATCGCATCATCACCAGGAAGCTGGTGGTGGTCACCGTGGTCTTAGCAGATGCCTTGTATTTTGCTTGTGATGCCCTGATCGTCGATCGTTGTATATGATCTTCGATTAGGGAGATAGAGTGCTGGGTCTACATAAAACACCAACAGAGGTTAATTCCTCGAAAAGGAGTAGAAATGAGTTACCCCTTGGGGAGCATTAGCCTCCAGCAAGCGGACCGAATGGTCGTCGACCTCAATGAGGTGATGGCCTCGTCCGAGTACTATAACGGCGATGGGATCACGAAAGTGCTCCTGTCGCTGCGAGTGCTCGGCCGGTTCGGAGTAGGAGCCGTGACGTCTGTCAAGACGTCGCAGTTCTCCTCCCTCTCGACCAACGTTCTGAAGTACCTGCAGATTCACATCGGCGGGTACGACGATCTGTTGGACGAGATGCTCGCTGACTGGTACGCCCAGTATCAGGTCGGGAACGACGACACCGTCGCGTTCCTTGTCCGGGTGCTAGGATACCAGGGCTGTCAGTAGATTCATGCCGTCAGGGCTAGGGATGGGGTGGCCTCAACGAAGAGTTGGGGTGCCTCTGAAAAGCCTGACGTCTCTCTGGTCCTGCATGGCCAACGAGTTGGCCGTGCGCTGCTGCACTAGCGCCGCTCGCGACATAACAACTGTCGCGAGTCGCGTAGAACACGAGGGGTTGTCGTTTCTTGCGATAACCCTGGCAAACTATGGAAAAGCCGTTGAAAAATGGCTTGACCAAGGTTTTGTCGATCCTTGGGACGCAACCGAATTTAGTTTCGGGAGTCGTCTTAATGGTCTCCCACCATTCCTGATGGGTTTCCTTGATCGTGTGTTCGACGCTGCTAGTGGTGTGCTCCTGGAGAATCCCTGCATCGAAGCAATCTATTCGATTCGTCAGCTTACGCTGATCTTCGGAAAGATCGCCCTCCCGGACGAACCCCGCAAGGGGCTAGTCTCTCTCGTTGGCAACCCAAGGGTTGTCTCCGAGAAACGCGAGAGGCGAGCGATGTTGGAATATATCCAGTGTGAACATGATGTCCGAGAGGCTAACTCCCGACTGTTCTCCCATGATTGGGAGGCATTCGGAAGGATATCTAGCCTGCTTTTCGACGAGACATTCTTGAGGATCGATAGTGATATCGTCCTTGGGAAGCTCGTTCCGAAGCACGGACCAGGCGCTGTCGCAGACCGCTTAACCAGCAATGGTAAGTGGAATCTGCGAACCTGGCCGGCTCGCCTTAGGCAGTACTTTCCGCCTGAGGAGTTCCTTATTGCAAATGAGAAGCCCGAAAGGGTTTCCGCTCTGCTTGAGGAGCTGTCCATCATTGAACCTGGTGCCGAGACTCCCGTGAGGGTAGTTTCGGTCCCTAAAACGCTCAAAACACCTCGCATTATTGCAATCGAGCCGACCGCTATGCAGTACGCACAGCAGTCACTCTTTCGCAGTTTTCGCGAGCATCTAAGAGAAGATGACATCCTCTCTAGGATGGTCGGCATCGAGTCCCAGGACCCTAATCGGTTTATGGCTCGAGTAGGGTCCCTCAGCGGGGACCTTGCCACACTCGATCTGAGTGAAGCGTCCGATCGTGTTTCGATGCAGCATGTAGACAACCTGTTGGCCCGCCATTCCGCATTGCACGGAGCGGTTAAGGCCTGTAGGTCGTCGAAGGCTGCCGTACGAGGTCATGGGACGTTGTCCCTAGCCAAGTTCGCGTCTATGGGTTCAGCTCTCTGTTTTCCGATCGAGGCGATGGTGTTCTTAACCGTCGTCTTTATTGGGATCCAGAAAGAGTTGAGCATGCCCCTTTCCCGCGAGAATCTTAAGAAGGATTTTCTCGGGCGGGTGCGTATCTTTGGGGATGATATCATTGTCCCCAGAGAGTTTGTGCTGTCCGTTGTTCACGAACTCGAAAACTTCGGTTTGAGAGTCAACGTACGCAAGTCATACTGGACCGGTAGGTTCAGAGAGTCTTGCGGGAAGGAATATTACGACGGCGAGGACGTAAGTATTGTCCGTGTCCGTCGAATACTGCCTCGACAGCGGCAGGACGCGATCGGTGTGATATCAACCGTGTCTCTGCGCAACCAGGCCTATTGGGCCGGGTTGTGGCAGACCGCGCGTTGGCTGGACACCTACTTGAGGAAGCTCTTAATTGAGTTTCCAAATGTAGGACCAGATTCGCCGGTGCTGGGCAGGGAAAGCGCGTTGGGTTACCAATTCCAGCGCGTGGACCGTAATACGTATGGCCCTCTTGTCAAGGGCTACTATATACGTGCCAAATCGCCTATCGATCATCTCGAAGGCGAAGGTGCCCTGCTCAAGTGTCTCATAGGTGACCCCGTGGACCTCGCTCCTTCAGTGGAGCGGGATTTCCTCGAGGCCCTGCTATTCGACGTCGCAAGCGTTGATAGCGAGCACTTGGAACGTTCTGGACGTCCCGAGCACGTCAGCATCAAGCTCGGGTGGAGGGCCCCCTACTAGAGGGGTCCTGGATCTACCTAGGTGGTGATCCGCGGGAGATGACAACGTCATCAACCTTCCACAGGACCAGGTGGTATACCTGGTGTTGTGGTGTCGCTCCTGCCCCGAAAGGGGATAGAGAGCAGGGAGATGCAC